AATCTAGATACTTATTCAAATTATGATTAATTAAAGGTAAATACTTATCTATAATTTTTGTTTTAGCACCGTCATCTTTCAATAGAGAAATAATAAACTCATAATTTATCAATTCTTCTTTTTTTGAAGAAATTTCATTAAAACAATTTTCATATTCAGATTTAAGAGATTGTATTTTTTTTATTTCAATATCTCTCTCTTCAGTGTTTTCGATAATAGCTTGAATTTCCGATTGTAATGATACGATCTGTTTTTCATACTCAGAAATAGTAGTATTTTTTTTAGATATATCATTATTTAAAGAAATAATTTCTTTTGATATTGAAGTAAATTTTTCTTCCCTCTCTTCTTCATTTTTAATAGCTAGTTCTAAATCTTTGAAACCTTTTTGAAGTTCTTTTGCACTACTTTGAGTTTCTTCAATTTTATTTAATCTAAAATCTTCATCAATGTTTTGCTTGCAGGTAGGGCAAACCGTATTATCAGTAAAAAATTTATGGTCATTAACTATAGATGAAATTTTTTGTTGTATTTTACCCTTAAGAGATTCAAACTTTTTTAACCTTGAAATAGAATCAGAATAATTTACAGATATACTATTCAAATCTTCAACTTTAGAAATTATTTTATCTATAATATCCCTTATTTTATTTTTTTCAATTTCTAACTCTCTAATTTTATTCTTCTTATCATCTACAAAATTGCTCTCTGCTTTATCAAGTTTTTCTATTAGTTTATTTTGAGTTTCTATTTTATATTCTATATTATCTTTTTTATATGTTAATTGCTTAATCTTATCTTTAACTTCTTTCAAATATACTTTTGCAGTTTCATTCATTGAAGAAAAAACTTTAATATCTAAGATATCTTCAACAACCTCTCTACGACTCTGAAGAGACAATTGCATAAAAGGAACAAAATTAGATGATCCAAGAATTACAATTTGTGTAAATGACTTATAATTTAACTTTAATATATTTTGCTCTAGAAGTTTTTGTTGGTCTACAGAAGATGCTAACTTATCAAATATTTTTCCATTTTTGTATATTTCAAAAATATTAGGTTTAATTCCACGAACTATTTTATATTCTTCGCTTCCTATAGTAAAAGTAATTTCAACATAACATTCTTTTTCATTTACAGTGTTTACTAATTGAGATTTATTAATTTTTCTAAATGGTTTATTGAAAAGAACAAAAGTTAATGCATCAAGCATTGTGCTTTTTCCTGCACCATTTTGACCAACAACTAATGTTGATCTATGTTTAGTGAAGTTTATATCCGTCCAATAGTTTCCAGAACTTAAGAAATTTTTATACTTTAGCTTTTGAAATATAATCATAATTTGGTGGAATAACTAATTCATTAGGAGTAATTATAGCATACTGATAATTGAAATGCTCACAGGTTAAAATTGCTACTTCAGGATCAACCTCTGTAACTTCTATACCAATATATCCAAGTTCTTCTAACATCATTAAATATCTTGATGCATCATCTTCTTCAACAAATATTAAAAGAACTTTTTCTTTATCTTCATTAGCAACTGAAAATACACCTTCTAAACTATTTCCATTAACAGTAAGTATAAACATTATTATATCTGAAATGATTCTTGATAAATTGAATTGATAAGATTTTTAATCTTTTTCTTATTTAACTGAATTTCAGATTCATCTACATATTTTTTTAGTAGATATAAAGTATCTTCTGTATTTAAAAATTGCTCCTCATCAAAATCTTTTTTTATCTCTATATTTTCAATTACTTTTAATTCATAAGGATTTTCTTTATACAATTTATCAAAAAACTTTTCGTACTTTTTCTGATCAGTTCTATTTTTTATTATCAATTTTACTACACAGTTTTTATATTCACTAAGATCATTAGGAATATTATCTTCATCATAATGTATTACTTTAAAAATTTCGTATGGATTATTGATATATTCTACACTTAAAGTATTAGTATCAAATATAACGAATCCTCTTTCATCTTTATAATCATTCCAAAACATTTGATAAGGATTTCCTATATAAAAAACTTTATCATTATCACTTCTTGTATGATAATGTCCGGAAAAAACTTTTTCAAATTTTTTAAAATATTCATCAAATTTAGTTGGTTCTTGAATATGTCCCTTAAAAACGTGAAATCCACCAAGTTCAAGATGACCCATCGCAACTTTAGATGATGTAGATTCAATTATATCTATAGATTCGTTTTCTTGATCTGTAGATATCCAAGGTACAAAAAGAATTTTTAGATTATCTAAAACAACTTCTTTAGGTTTTGAATATACTTCAATATTTGAATAGTCTTTTAATAATAAGTAAGGACTATTTAAGTCATTAGTATTTTTATAAAATATATCATGATTTCCAACTATTGCGTGGACATTATATTTCTTAAGGGGATCGAAAATAACTCTTCTAGACCATTCAATGCTCCAATAATCAGTAGATTTTCTATTATCAAAAATATCTCCAAGATGAATTATAGTATCAATATTTCTTTCCTCTATAGTTGGAAAGAAAATATTTTTATAAAACATCTCAAAATAATCGTGAAAAACTTTATTTCCCTTCTTAAAATTATAGTGAGTATCAGTTAGTATTGCTACTTTCATGAATAAAATTTATAATTTACACTATCTTTAATTCCATTCATATCTCCGTAACTATAACCAACATCAGATGAATCTGCAGTAAATACTTCATCAAATCCAGATCTATGAATAATTTTAGATTTAATCTCAAGTTGTCTTTTTTCTTTAGATATTCTTCTTAAGAAAGCATAATAAATTACTTGAGTAAAATATGCAAATGGATTTGGTCTAGAAACATCAAAATTATCGATATATTGAACACAATTCTCAATTCCATCACTTATCATATCTTCTTTAAACATATAATTCACGAAGTTTGGTTTATATGATAAATGTGTTGCAATTTTTAAAAAACAATCTCCAATATAATTAGGAATTTTTGGTTTTGATTTTCCAGACTCTTTAGCAAATTCTACTTGCTTTCTATAATCTATTAAAGCTTGTAGAAAATCTTTATTACTTACATAATGTTCTGATCTTTTCTTTGCCATAGTATTACTCACCCTTTAAATTATTTTTGTACTATTTAATCATTAAAGTATACCATTTTTATGATATCTTGACAAGAGCTTGACACAACCTAGAAATATGAATATAATAACTCTGTTAGGGTTGAAAGATTAGTAATAGCTTAATTAACTATTAGACTTATAGATTTTCTCTAGGGATTCTCTTGCTTCATCTATTTTACAGAGTAGTCCAATATGAGAATTAACTGGAACTTGAGAACTATTTCTTATATATTTTTTATATGCACTAATGATCTGAGGATTCTTAACTTCAGTCATAGTAATTACATTTTGAATACGAAGTACAAATAATTCATCATCTGTAATACTTAACCAAGGACTAACTTTATATCCCATAAAATAGTTTTTTTTAGAGAATAAAGGAGACATTACTACAGGATTATCTAAAAGTAAAAATGTTTCATCTTCTTCATTTGAAACACATACTGTAGAGAATATTTCTTCACCAGAAATTAACTTTATTGTTGAATAAAAACTTTCTTCCATATTACTTTTTTAAATTTACATTGATAATGTCATAATCAAAGTTTTCTTCATTATATATTTTAATCCTTTCAACTAGATGATTTAGAGTATAATTTTTCATACCTTTGTATGTTATATCATCTGCAATATCATATAAAGTAGCTGAAATCTTTCCTTTTCCCTTTCTTAAAACTCTTCCTATTGATTGAAGGTTTCTAATTCTAGATTTTGAAGGAGAAGCAAATATAACATTGTGAAGTTTTTTGATATTAATACCAGTAGAAAAAGTACCATATGATGCAACTATTATTGCATCATTTTCTTTCTCAGTAATTTCTCTGACTTTTTCTCTATCTTCGGTATCAACTCCACCATGAATGAAGAATATTTTCCTATTCTTATCTGCCTTACTATTTATTAAGTCAAAAAGAGGTTTACCGTGAGATTCTACTCTATTAAAAAGGACTAAAGTATTTCCTTTTAAATCTAAAGTTAAATTACGTATGAAATTATTTCTCTTTTCGTGAGTAATTAGATATTGAACTTCAGATTCGTAGTCTTCAATTTTCTTTGCTTCGTGACCTAACAAAATCACATTAATTTTTAGTTTGGAAAGATATCCTTGCTTAATTAATTCATCTGTTTTAACTAGTTTATAAGATGATCCAAATAGACCTTCAAGAACTAATTTATGAGTTTGAGTTCCATCTAAAGTACCTGTGAATCCATATCTATATTTTGCATCAAACAATTTTGTCATAATACTAATTAAAGATTTAGATTTGAATTGATGAGCTTCATCACCAATAACGACTTGAAAATTATCAAAGAATTTTTTATCTAATTTATAGATTGATTGCCAAGTAGATATGGTAACACTTTTATTAGATGTCCTATCACTGCCTCCATAGACCCTGTGACAGTGTTTTTCTACATCCCAACCATAGTCTTCAAAGTCCTTATACATCTGCTCTACAAGCGATGTAGTGGGCACTATAAGGAGTGTATTTTTATCTTGTTCTGTAAAGTATCTAACTACAGAATATATCATCAGAGATTTTCCAGAAGCAGTTGGAGATATTGTTAGTTTTCTATTATATCTTAAAGCTTCATAAACTCCTTTAACTTGATAATCCCTTGGTTCATGAGAACATATACTCTTCATATAATCTTTTACTCCTTCTAAAGAAATCATCTCATTAATTTCTCCAGGAATTCCATAGAATTTATTATCTTTTAATTCAAACTTATAATTATGATTATTGCAAAAGTTAATGATCTTATCTAATAATCCAATATAAATTTCTCCAGTTTGAATATTAAAAAGTCTAATTTTACCATCCCAATGCTTACTCCTATATTGAGGCATAAACTTTGCACCAGGAACATCAAAAGTAAATTGATCTGATAACTCATATTTAACGTGAGGTTCACAATCTATTTTTAGATAAACTTCATTCTTTTTTGAAATAATTAAATATGACATATTATAATCCTGATTGAAATCTTAAAAAGTCTATTGAATTCTTAATTTGATATGTTCTGTTTGATATTGTTTTTATAATTTCTTCTAAAAATTTTAAAATTGTATCGTAATATTCTATTTTCATCACAAGTTCAGACAGATGCTTATCTGCATCTAAATGTCTCTGTAATGACTCTTTATCTCTTACTTTGTATGGAAATGGATCTTTTTTATATACCTCTGGATCTGCTTTGCCATTATAATAATTATATCTTTCTAATTTTTTAATTTTATATTGACTTTCTGTTCTTTTTCTTAATAATGAAATGTTATTATATATTTCATAATATTTTGAATGTAAAGTTGAAACTTTTAAGGATTCGTTGTGAAGATCATCAATATTAATCTTAGAATCTTCTTTCCACATATTTTGTATTTCTTCAAGATTCATCATTAATTATTTTTAAATTCGTAATAAGTATATTTAAAGTTTACTTGTGCTGTAAAATAATTTATATTTTCTTCTGTAGCATCAAAGTCTAATGAAGAAAGGTATACTGGATATAAATCGTAAAAAATAACCCTTGCGGATTCTGTAAAATTACTATTTAAAATACTTAATGATCCATCAGATACTTCATAAAATAAGGATCTTGTACTTATCTTAGATACATCATAATCTGGATCATTTTCTTTTAAATCTTTATACTGCTCTAAACTAAATGGATATCCTAATCCAGTCATCCAATTATGAATTTCCAAATAGTTTTCTAAGTTTTCATCAATTAGGAATCTTATATTCAAATCCCCATATGTCATTTTATCACCAGGGATATCAATGTTTTTACCATATCTAGTTTGTAAAGAAGATCCTAAAGTAATTGCTGGAATACTTGCAGAATTTGAATAAAAATCTACTTTAGGTGCTTTATTTAATATAAATTTGAAACCAACTGGAGAAAGAAAATTTCTATTTGTAGGTTGATTATCCCAAGGATTTCTTGCCATCACTCTCCTTTTTGTATTATTTATTAGCATAAAAAAAGAGGGGCAAATGCCCCTCCTGTAAATGTGAAACCAAAATCACATAAGATTTCTGATTTGAACTCTTCTGTAGTAGCGGTTTCTGTTTGCTCTGATTCCACCTTCGTCTTGATCGGTTCCAGCAGCAAATGGATTTGCAACCATACCGTAACGAGTCTTGAATCCAATTTTTGGTTGGAAAGTGTCTTGTCCAACAGCACGAACCATCTGAAGAGGAACGTATGGGCAATAGAAAAGACCAGCATCATAAGGATTAGAACCCTTATAACCAACAACGTAGTACTGATTAGCAGATACGTTAGCAGCATATGGATCAATGTAGACCTTAAACTTACCATTGATAGTACCAGCAAATGTGTTGCCAGTATCATCTACGTTAAGGTTAGCATTGAGTGCAGGAGTATAATCAAGGATACCTGCCATTGTTAGTGCAGAAGCAACATCAGCAGAGCACATAACAATGTTGCCCTTTCCTCTACGAGTTCTTTGAGCGATAGCGTTAGCATCACGCTCTAACTGGAAGAGTAGACCCTTGAACTTCTCAACAGACCAACGACCGTTAGAGTCAACATCAAGGTCAAATACACCATTGGTGGCAACATTTGCCTGAGCGCCTGGTTCAGCGATCTTGTAGATGGTACGGATGACTTCACGGTTGATTTCAGCAAGAATCTCAGTAGAGAGAATATTTGCTAATTCAGCTTCAGCATCGAGACCGTGAATCGCCTTAAGGTCTTGAGCAAGTTCCAAAGTGTATTCAGCCTTGAGTGCTCTTGACTTCGCAGTAACGGCAAGCTTCTCGATAGCAAATGCCATCTGGTTGAACTGATCACCAGCTTCTGATCCAAGACTCTCAGCATCAAAGGTGCTCATTGCCTGGCCAACTCTGTACTCAGTTCCAGTAGCACCAGCGTTGTTTAGATCTCCAGGGTTGCTTCCAGCTGCAGATCCGCCACCTGCGAATCCAGTGGTTCCGAAACCAACAGATGCACCGTCATCAGTACCACCAGTATAGTTTCCAGTAGTGGTATTGAATCCATCATCCTGACCAGAGTATGCAGTATCAACTTCGTTGTATAGTGCTTCTGCACCGTTCTGATCTACATACTTAGCTCTCATTGCAAAGATAAGTCCGGTAGGACCATTCATTGGTTGAACGCCAGCGAGATCATAAGCAACGAGGTTAGGCATTGAACGTCTAATCAAAGAGATTAGAACAGGATCAAAACCAGCAACAGGTCCAGTTGCACCTGCCGAACCACTAAATCCAGCAGCACCAGCAGCTCCAGCTTGGCTTGCATAAGATCCAGCAGG